GTGCCCGATCATACCGACCGCGACCTCGCCGACCGAGTCGCCGCGATCCGCAAGCGGCGCGGCCTCACGCAGCCCGAGCTCGCCGCCCGCGCGAATCTCTCGCCGTCGTACGTCTCCAAGCTCGAGAACCGCGACCCGTCGTGCCTGAACCCGAGGCTCGCCACGCTGCGCAAGATCGCGGGCGCGCTCGGCGTCACGACATCGGCCCTACAGGGCGTCGGCCAGGGCGACGGCGAACCGGCCGACGCGGCGACGCTCGATGTCTGGGAGCCGGTACGGCACGCACTCGCCGCGCCGCCCGAGGCCGACGGCGAACCGGCCACGGCCGCCGAGGTGCGCGCCGAGCTGCTGCGCCTACAAGGCGAGATGGCCGCGCACCGATACGCCGAGATGGCCGCGGCCGTGCCCGCGCTGCTGCGCGACTCGGCGACTATCGACGACCGCGGCCTGCGGTCGCACTCGCTCGGCATGGTCGGGTGGCTGCTCACCCAGAATCGGCAATGGGACGACGCCGCGCTCGTGCTCGATCAGGCGATCGAGGCGGCCGACGACGAGACGACGGCCGCCGCCGCGGTCGCAACGCGCGTATGGGGCGAGCTGCGACAGGGCCACCTCGACCCCGCGCGGGCGCTGGCGCTCGAATGGGCGGACCGGATCGAGCCGAAGTTCTCGCGCGCCTCGCTCGCACAGCTCGCCGCATGGGGCCGGTTGTGGCTGTTCGTCGCCACGATCGCCGTGCGCGACAACAGGATGCACGAGTACGAGGACGCGATCGGCCTCGCCCGCGCCGCCGCGAGCCGGATCGGCCGCGAGGTGCTTACCGAGGCGTCGACCACGAGGCAGTTCGGGCCGATCACGGTCGAGCACGTCGCGGTCGAGGCCGCCGCGCTCACCGAGCAGCCGCGGCTCGCGCTCGAAATCGCCGAGCGCACGCCGCCGGCGAAACTGCTGCCCGGCGCCGCCGGGCGCCTGCGCCACCGGCTCGACGTTGCCAACGCACACCAGCAGCTCGGCAACTGGGGCGACGCCATGGGCACGCTCGGCGACCTCGCCAGCAAGGCGCCGGAATGGATCGTGCAACAGCGCTATTCGCGCGACATCGTCGGCGCCATGATCGAGCGCCGCCGCACTCTGACCGAGGAAATGCGCGAGCTTGCGGACCTCGTTCACCTCGAATATTGACCGCTTACTGACAGTTCCGGCCGACACGATCCGAAACTGACAGTGACGCAAGCCACCCCACCGGGCGAGTCTTAGGACAACGCCGACGCCGGATGAACCTCGAGAGTCTCCGGCGTCGGCGGAATCCAAGAATCCTCTACCCGCCGGGGGTGGCCTGTGGCCGCATCACGTGAAATGGCGGCGCTCATCGCCGCCGATGACGAACTGCTGAACCGCGACGTGCTGCCGCTCGCGTGGCCGCACGAGGCGCCCGACAGAGCATTCACACCCGAGGCCGCCCACTACGCCATGCAGCGGCACGCTGGGTGCCCGATTGACACCTGCGCGCGCAAACGGGCGGCACATCGAACGCTCGTCGAGGCCGGTCGCGTCGTGCCCGACCCGCGCAACTCGAAGAATCTGCCATGATCGGCGAGCTTGCCCGCCGCGACGGGCACGACGAGCAGGACCATGACCTCACCGGGTGGCTGCAACACGACGACGGGTCATGGTCGGTGGTCGACGAATTCGGCACCGTGCACCCGATCGAGGGCGGGCCGGGATATGTCGAGCTCGACGACGCGCAGCCCGCCCTCGGCGCCCTCGGCGATCCGGTCGACGTGATGCCGCTATCGGTGGTCGTCGTCGAGGTCGAGCGGTGACGGCCGCGACGACGACGCCTGTGCTGCGGCCGGACCCCCGAGACGCGGGAATTCGGCGGTACTACAGCCTCGGCGCGTTCGCGATGCTGTCCGGTCATCCGTACCGGCAACTCTTGGCGTGGCGTCACAGCGAACGAGTGTGGGTGCCGTCGCCGGATATCGAGGTGGGTCGGTGGCCGGGGTGGTCGCTCGCGTGTATTCGCGCGTGGTCGCCCGACGGTGCGCCGTTCATGCGGCCTCGAATGGTGACCTTCGCCGATACGGCCGAGATGATGCGCCAGACGGGAACCTCGCGGCAAACGCTGTGGTTGTGCGTCGGCGACGGGTCGATACCGGGGCCTGTCGTATGGATCGACGATCGGCCCGGGTGGCGCTGAGACCGGGCGGTTTGTGTATCGATGCGCCATCATCGGGCGATGGGAGGTCACAACGACCCATCGACACCCGATAGACAGGAACGCCGCCGTGGGACTCATGCGCGATTTGAAGAACATCGAGAATTCGGCCGCCGCCGCCGCGGCCGGGTCCGCCGCCGACGACACGAGAATGCTCGTGGTGGTCCAGCTCATGCAAATGAACTGGCCTACGCTGGACAAGCAGGCAGCGACGGTGTGGGTCGACAAGTGGCTGGCAAGGAACGGGCTCGGCGGTCGTTGAACCACCGAAACGACGAACGCGCCCCCGCCGGTTGGCGGGGGCGCGTTTCGTTCGGGGCGTGCTGCTACAGGTCGCGGGCCGAGGTTACGGCGTCGCCTGCGGGTGAGCGGAATTCGGCATTGAACAGCGGGTAATTCCCCTCGAAGATGAGGCCCCACCGCCGATTCGTCGCACCACTGGAAACGATGTTGCTCGCGTCGGTCCATGTGAGCAACGACGACCCGTTTCGATACAGCGTGAACACGTTTCCAGACCGCCGGAACCGGATCAGGTCGGTACTCGCGATGTTCGTCGCGGTCGTGGCCTGTTGCGTCTGGCCGGTCTGCCCCGACGATATGCCGGACGACACCGGTATGCCGGTCTGCGTCATGATCTTGCAGCCGCTACCGGTCGACACGAGGCAGTAGCACATCACGCCGGTGCCGCCAGTGCCGCCGAACGTATCCGCGGCGGCGAGGATTACGCCTGTGAAATTGTCGGTTGCCGCGTTGCCTACCGGGGCGATGAGCTGCAGCTCTACTTCGTAGTTGTCCGTCGCGAATTGCCCGGACGCCGGGCCGGCCTGGTAACTGGTCCAGTTGCCCGCGCGACCGTCGCCGTTGCTCATCGTTTGCATCTGCGCGCGGTTCGTCGCGATCTTCGGCGACCCGTTGCGGTCCACTCGCCAATCGGAGCCGAGGCTCGCCGAGTCCGTGCGGTTGAACGTGTCGGGGTTCGTGTAGACGTGTCCGACCGTGACCGTCGCTGTCGCCGAACCGGTGCCCGAGGCTGCGGCGGCGACCGCTGTGCGCGTGGTGACCGATGCGCCTGCGGTTCCGGTGCCCGAGGCCGCCGGCGCGACGGGGGCGACCGGGTACACAGTCGCCGAGGCGGTGCCCGTGCCGCTCGCCGAGACGGCGGCGGCCACCGACGGGAGCACAGCGGCCGAGGCGACGCCTACGCCGACCGCCTCGGCGTCGACCTCGGACGGGAGATAGACCGCCGTGGCCGTGCCGGTTCCGGCGGCGGCGGCGAGGACTGCGGTCGAGGCTGTGAAATCGGCCGTGGCGAATCCGGTCCCGCTCGCCGAGACGGCGGGCAGCGACACAGCCGACATGACAGCGCCAGCGGTGCCGACGCCGACCGCCTCGGCGAGCACGAGGACGGCGAACGTCGGCGCGGGCGGCCAGGCGATCGCGCGGCGATCCGGTCCGGGAAACCGAAATTCGGCGGTGTCCGGTCCGGGGAAACGCATTCGGCGCGTGTCCGGTCCGGGCCACGGCAGAGACATCTAGTCGCCGTTGTAGGTGTACGACGGGGTCGGCTTGATCTCGCCGGCGGGCGACACCGAGGCGTCCGGGCTGTCGATGGACCCGACGAATGTGCTGCCGTTCCATCGGCCGAGGTGGGTCACGCTCGTTCCGGCCGGCACCGAGAAAGTCAGCTGGCTACCGGTGATGGTTCCGCCGGTGGCCGAGCCCGGCCATGTGGTGGTCTGCCTCGAGTAGCCGCCGCCGACCACCTCGTTCGCGGTGCCTGCCGCGCCGGGGTCGCCAGTGTGCGCGGAGAACGTGTTGGAGCGGGACGCCCAGAATTCCGCGTGTGCGTTTCGCTCGGCGGTCGTGGCTGTCATGGGTTGAACCTCCTTGCGGCTCGGGGATTATCGACGGGCAACGCCCTTGACCCACTCGAAATCGTCGGTGGTCTCGGTTTCGGTGTTCGGGTAGTGAATCCACATGACGAACCGCGTGCCCGCCGGAATGAGGGCCACGGCCGCCTGTTCTTCGCGCCACGACACGGTGCCGTCCTCGACGACCGCGGTCCACGTCGTCGGCGACGGCGTCGTGGCCCACACGATTTCGGCTGTGGTGCCGGGCGGGAGCTCGCCGGCGGGATGAGTGCGGGAAACGATGAAATCGCCTCCCGTGAGCTCGATGTCGTCGCGGATCGAACGCCATCCGATCGGCATAGGCGGGCCTCCTGCCTAGCTGAGTGCGTAGTACGGAACGATGCTGTTTCCGAACGTGATCGCGCTGTACGCGATCGAGCTCGGCGGCGAGGTGTACGGCCCGGCGTAGCCGTACAGCGCGTCGGGCTTGAATCCGGCGGGGGCGTTCATCGACCACACCCGTTTTCGGAGAATCGACTTGCAGGTCTGCAACGCGCTGGTCACCTGCAATACACCGACGGCCCATATGTCACTTTTCAGCGCGTCGAGCGCGGCGGGGAAATCGAACGTGTACTCGGTGTTCGTGTCGCCGACACTCATCGTGATATTGCCGGTTGCGGCCATGAGGTCGAGGTCGCCACTCGTCGGGTCCTGGAGATAGGCGCACAGGTACAGGGCAGTGATTCCGGCCAGCGTCACCGAGTTGCCGGTACCGAACGTGCCGCGCAGGTACCGGCGATCCTTCGTGCACTCAAGGTATCCGAGTTCCATGAGGTTCGCGCCGTGGCCGGCCGGGGTGTAGTCCGGCGGTTGGTTGTCGCTCATCGAATGCGAGTGACTTCCGCCGCTACCGCCGCCGGTGCCCGTCGAGTTGTTCAACTCCGGTTGCAGCATGATCCGGGGAAACGTGGCGTCGGCATTCCGTGTGAACGTCTGCCACAACCCGCCGCCACTCGGAATGACATTGCCGTCCGTGGCGGCAATGTCCTGCTGAGCCCGGGTCGCCGAGCCGGTCGTGCCGACGATCGGCGCCTTGCTCTTGTCGAATATCGCCGCCTCGGTGAGTTCCTGGAACTCGAGGAACGAACCCGGGCGCGTTGGGTTGAGTGCGCCGTTCGGATTCGCGCCGTCGGGCTGCGTCAACTCACACCACCTCGAGCGGCGGGGGCGGTGGCGCGGTGCCGCCGAGCGCCCGAATCTGGTCAGCGATCGCGTTATCCCACTGCGTATGCAATGCTGCCGCGAGCCGCCGTCGCTCGTCGCGATCACGGTCGCGAACCTCGTACGCGGCGAGTTGCGCCTCCACCTGCGCGACCCGCTTGTCGGCGGCCTCGGTGGCCTTGTCGGCGAGGCGGGTCGCTATGCCCTCGATCTTCTCGAGGGCGTCGACCTTGCGACCGCGGCGGCCGACGGCAGCGCCGACTAGCGCGCCGCCGAGGCCGCCGACGCCGAGCGCGCCGCCGGCCGCGGCGATCATCTCGTTGAGCACGTCATCCCCTCTCACCGTGTACACCATGCGCGTTCACTGCCTCGGCTCGGCGGCCAACCATGGCGCCCACCGGGCGAGCGCCAGGTTCACCGCGGGCACGGCGAGGACGCGGGTCACGGCGGCCGAGACACCGAGCAGCGTTCCGACGCCGGCCGCGGTATCGGGCAGGCCGGACGCGGCGACGATCATCGGCATAGCGGCGGCGGTGCCGATGACGACCGACAGCGCAGTGCGCAGGACCGCGCGCCACGGAAACCGAACCTGTGTCGGGTCCTCGGGGGTGCTATGGCATCCCATCACTTCGCCCGCCCCTCGATACCGGCGGCGTCGAGCAGGGCCGCGAGCGCCTCGACCTGCGTGCGGTCGCCGAGCTCGGCCCACCTCGTCGGGGTGACGACCGGCCCGCGGATCGCCTCGGAACCCGGTCCGAGTTGCTCGACGACAAGCTGCGCGGCGTGCTGGTCGATCCACGCCAGCACGTTGCCGACCGTGTCGCCGTCGGTGCCGTCGGGGCGCTTGAGGCGCGTTGCGAGCAGGGCCTTAGCAACGTCGGCAGATGTGGGCATGTCGTCCTCCTGGTGTGCGGGGGTGCCGCCGATGGCGGCTTGAACGTCGCGCCGGAACGTGGGCATGTCGATGGCGCCGGGGTCCCATTTCCCTTGCGCGGCACCGGCCCACTCGCGGTGTGCGATGATGCGCGAGGCGTCGTGTCCGAGGTGGCGCAGGATCGCGGCCACGCCGCGCACATATGCGTCGTACTGCGCGTCCGACCAGCTCGAGCGGTGCGGCCGTCCCGGCGAGCCGCCGCCATCGTTGGCGGCCTCGATGCCGATCGTGTAGGCGTTCGCGTTGTCTCGCGGTAGGCCCGGGTACGCGCCCTGTCCGGCGTGGTACGCGATGCCGGCGCCTACCACGGTGTACGCGCCGTCGCTGCCGAGGTACAGCTGCGAGCACAGCCCGAGCGTCGGGTGATTGGCGATGCTGCCGGGGGTGGCGCCGAACGAACCGGTGTGATGGGCGACCACGCCCCAGATGTCGCCGAAATCGCCGTGACCGCGGTCGCGCCATCCGGGGAACTCGCGCACCTCGAGACCTTCGGCGCGCAGAACCTCGGGCAGCCATACGGGATCAGCCATTGGTCGAACCTCCATTATCCTTGTGCCGCTTGAGAATTCCGGCGCGCTTGCTGGTCTCGGCCTCGATCGCGATCACGCGCCGCACTTCGGCCAGGCTCGCGGTGCGCAGGTGGGCGAGCACCTCGGTAACGGTGTGCTCGGTCGGGTCGAATCGGGTTACGCGCGTGACGTAGCCGCGGGCCACCTCGGGGGGCCGGGCGGCCTCGGCGGCGGCCTCGCGTTCGTCGAACTGGCGCTTGAGCTCGGCCTGCATCACGCCCGACAGCGCATTGATATCGACATCGGTCGACCAGTCCGGCGGCGGCGGCTCGTCCTTCCATTCGCCTGCGGCGAACAGCGGATTCAACTCGCCGGCCTTGGGCGGCCAATAGAATTCGCGCTGTTCGGCGACCCGTCGCGCCCCGCCGTTCCACAGGCGGGTCGACCACTGTTTGAGCCCGGCAATCGGAACGGCCATGGATGCGCCGCGCATACCGGGCAGGCCCACCAAGAACGGCAGAAACGCCTCGCTCGGACAATCGGGGTTGCAGGTCGCGACGGTCGGGAACGTGCCCGAGGTGAGCCACGGTCGATGATCGAGCCCGCATTTCGTGTGACACCACTCGCACGGACACCGGCGAGTGCCGCACACCTTGCACGGCCGGCGCTGCGGTGAGGTCCGGTCGGCGCCGGGTGCCTGCGGTGAGGCGTCCTCGATCTCGCTCACAGCACCGGCCGCGCCGCTTGCAGCGGCGCGGCCATCACGCGCCCCCGGTAGCGAACGGGTACCTGTGTGGCCTCGTCGATGTCGTCCTCGCACTCGTCGAACTGTGCGACCTCGCCGACGAGGCACCGCGCTGCGGCGGCGATCGGCGGCGGGACGGCCGAGCGGAGTTCGGCGAACGGTCGTCGGCACGGGCCGGGGCGTTTCGCCGGAATGTGGAAGTACACGAGTTGAGACACGGCGGGGTCCTCCAATCTTGCTGGCGTGGTTGAGTTCTCAGCCGAATACGCCGAGGTCGTGCAGCGCGGAAAACACGCCCTCGAGCTTCTCGATTGCCCGGACTGCGGGGTCCTTGTCGTCGCTGTTGTCGCCGATTACCGGTATCCACGAGAGCGGCTCGGAATCGCTGTAACGCAGGCGAATCGACTTGATCCGGTCGACGTGAATCCGGCCGGTGCGGTCGCCGAGGACGCCGAACCCGACGCGGTCGCCGACCCAGCAGTGCCCGCGGCCCTGGTCGCCGATGACCCACGGGCTACCGTCGTTTACGTTGACCTCGGCGGCGAATTTCTGTCGAGTGGCCCAGAATCCAGCGCGCAGGACCAATAGGGATTCGATCGTGAATGCCCTATCGGCGCCGTCCTGGAAATACTCGAAATAGCCCGCCCAGCCGTCATTCGACGATCTCTCGACGCTCTTGACATTCATCCATGCGAGGACGGTGTCGGTGTACAGCGGGGCGAGCAGGGCGTCCGCGCTACCCCCGAGCGCGGGCACAAACAATGCGGCGCTGAGCAGGTCAAACGCCAATTGCACGGCCGCCGAGATGGCTTCATTTACGCCGTACATCGAATGACCGCCGACTACGACTTGAACGCCCTTTGACGGCCACCGAGTGTATTTACTGGACTGAATTCCGGTTTCTTCGCCCTCGAGCCAGACGACATAGGGCGTAGTTTTCGCCGTGCTGAAGAATCCTGGAATTTTGTAGGTCGGTTCGTCGATGCTAGCGATTTCCTCGACATCCGGGTCGATGAACGAGCCGACGAAACTCGCGACGGCCCTAACGAGCCCGTCCCACAGCGTTCCGCCGTTGGCGGTGCCCTGGTTGAAATAGCCCGACTTGTCGACGATGTCGATAACCAGCGCGCCCGGGCGCAGCGTCATACCCGGAATCGGCTGTTCGTCGCCGAGGTCCGGCATGTACCGCCGCCACACGACCGACAGTTCGGCGTCGGCGAGAATTGGCGCTGCGACTGTGTGCCAGTTCTTGAATCTCGACGAGAGCAGCGCCCACAGAATCCCGTCGGCGAGGTCGTCGCCGAAACTGTGCGGCTTTACCACGACCGACCACTGCGAAACGTCGGCCGGTGTCCACGAGTCCGGGTCGAGGGGGTCGTCGGGCAGGTTCCACCAGGATTGTTGCTCGCGCATGACTTGCAGGTGGAGGGCGGTAAGCAGGCACCAACGGGCGCCGCCGGCGAGCATGAAAACGCGCGGGAATTGCAGGGCCGACGGCAGGAACGGGTTACTCCAAACCGTGTACCACTTGACGGTTTCGTAATCGCTGAGCCAGTTCACGACGAGGACGCGGGAACCGTCTTCGCGCTTCTCGGCCGACACCGAATCGAGGCGCCCGGACCAGCGCGCGCCGTTGCGGCACTCGACGACGATGTGAACGGTTCGCTTCTCGCCGCGCTGTAGACGGCCCCATTCGTCCCAAATCCATTGCGCGGTGTAGTGGTCCCATGGAATTTCGGTGACGCCCGCGCCGGTGTCGTTATCTTTCCACTCGAAATCGCCGAGGTACTCGGCGTCGAGCCAGCCCTGCGGGTTGAACTCGCCGTCGTACAGCGAGACATCGGGCGGTTCGAGGCGTTGCGCGGCGCGCTGGCGCTCGCGTTCCTCGGTGACTTGCCAGATGGCTTCACATTCGGCGAGCAGGTCCGCCGTCATCACGGCCATGTCAGAACCTCTCGAGGCCCCACGGCCGGCTCCACATTCGTGGTTGGCGGAACAGGATTCCGAACGTGTCGCTCGTAACCTCGGACGCCGCGACCGGTAGCGCGGTCCATGGCGTGTACGGCGGGATCACATAGAGCAGGCGGTTACCGCCCATGAGGCCCGTCACGTTCGTATTCGTGAAGTCCTCGAACGGGATTTTCATTCGGTCGACGTTGGCGCGCAGGCCGCTACCGTTCGTCGGCCCGATGGGGGTCGTGACGATCACGCGGTCGGAGTCGTCGCGGCCCGACCGGAAATCGACGCCGATCACGCGCGCGCCCTTCGGCCCGGTCCACGAGACATCGGGGATGTGCGCGCGACCGTCGCCGGTGACGATCACCGTGTGCGCCATCGGGCGGTCGGTGGGATTGCACACCCACACTTCGCCGTCGCCGGACTCCTCGCCCTCGAGCATCCATCCCGCGGGGTGCTCGTCGTCGCCGGTCCAGTCGGATTCGTACCACATGGGTTGTGGTGCTACGAGCATCATCGGCAACAGGCTGTGCCCGTAGTCCCATGGGTCGCTATCCATTGCCAGGATGGGCGATTCGAGCATGAGCACGTCGAGCGAGCGGGTACCGCTGCGCGGTGTGGTGATCGCGAGGCGAGCAGGTCCGGCGGCGGGGTCCCATGGGTCGATTTCGTAGTCGAACGCCCCGCGTAGGCGTGAGTCGATGTCGGCCCATTCCTCGGGGTCGTCGTTCGGCGAGAACGCCCCGAGGCCGATGTCGAGTTCGCGGTGTGGCCGGTCGACCTTGCTCGGTTTGCCGCCGATCTCGAATGCCCCGCGTTTCATCGACACCCGCACGGGGGCGTCGTACAGCCCTTGCGGGTTCGTGCCGAGCACCACGCCCTGCTCACCGGCACCCGGGCCGGACAGGCAGAAATACGAGTCGTCACACCCGAACAGCTCGACGGTTGCGTATACGCCCACCTCGCCTACTTCCCCGCCGTCTGGCGCTTCTGCTCGCGGGCCACCCGGTCGAACGCCCCCGCGATATCGGCCGTGACGATCTGCCAGTTGTTGACCGTCTTCTCCATGCCCTCGACGTGGCCGCCGATACCGGGGATCGCCGATTTCTGGCCGGTGAGCCAGGACTCGCCGGCCTTGCCGATCGCGCCGTTGAACTTGGTAAACGCGGCACTGACGGCGGCGGCCTGGTCGAACTGCTCGCCCGTGGCCTCGGCGGTGCCGTTGACCCCCGACGAGGCGGCGGGGGTCGTCGTGTTGGCCGCCGCGGTGTCGGCCGCCGTGCTGCTCGTCGTGAGCGACGCCGGGAAGTTGTCGACCCACACCGGAACCGCGGTGCCAGCGGGACGCGACGTGCTGCCCGACGAGCTCGTGCCGCCGCTGGTACTCGGGCCGCCGCTGGTACCTCCGGTGCCGGACCCGAGGCCCCCGGAACCATCGGCGCCAAGTCCGCTGGCGGTGCCGGACCCGAGCGCGCCGCCGGGGTCGCCGGACATCGGCCAGTGCCATTTCTTCGCGAAATCGGCGGCACCCTTCGCCCCCGGGCCTGCCTCGACGCCGTCGCCGCTCGACGATTCGACGTTGAGCGTGCCGACGGTCGTCGCCATGTGCCCGGCCTCGCCGACGCGCCCGTTCGTGCCGATGCTGATATCTCCACTGCCGCCGAGTCCGGGTTTCCAACCGAGCGAGGCGAAATCCGAATCGGTGGTGAAGTAGCGACGGCGCGGGTTCTTCCCGACGGCCGCCGCCCACACACCCCCGGCGATGCCCGAGCAATCCCACGACGGATCGCCGACGCCGCCGTACTGATATCGCTTGCCCGCCTCGCCGCGGGCGAGGTCCTGCCCCGCGACGAGGCCGCCACCGGCGAGGCCGGGCAGCATCGCGCGCAGCATTTCCAGCGGCGGCACCCATCCACGGTTCAGCGCGGCGACGAGCTCGGCACCGCCGCGCGCCATCGCCGACGCCTTGACGACGCCCTCGTCGGTGGACACGAGCGCGGTCGGAATACCGCGCGCGTCCCGGCCGAGAATGCTGTCGCTCGTCGGCGTGCCCGGCCCCCACAGCCGCCCGTCCGCCGTCCGGCCGGCCACGCCACCGCCGGCGAGTAGCGGCAAATTCGGTGTGTCGATGGTGAATTGAACGCGCTTGTTGATTACCGGGATCTCGAAATCGAATCCGAGGCTGAAATTATTCCACGCCGAGATAAGCCAGTTGATCGCCGACCGGAACGAATCTTTTATTCCGTCCCATAGGCCCGCCGTCGCCGAACGCACCTTGTCGGGCATACCGGTAACGAACGTGACCACGTCAGTAAATTTCCCGACGACCCAGTCCTTGACCTCGGTAACCTTCGTGTTGAACCACTCGAACACCGAGCCGACGAGGTCGAATGCTGGTTTGATGCCCGAGTTGTAGAACCACATCACCGTTTCGGCCGCCGTGGTGAATACCGTCTTGTACACGCCGAACACGCGCATGACGACGTTGTCCCACCAGAACGAGATAACGGCCGAAATCCCGTCGAACGCCGGTTGTATCGCGTTGTGCCACAACCACATAGCTACTGCGCCCGCGACCTCGAACGCGACCTTGTAGGCGTTGAACACGCGCATGACGATGTTGTCCCACCACCACGAAATGACCGCGCCTATTCCCTCGAACGCCGGTTTGATCGCGGCATTCCACAGCCACATAGCCTTGTCGCCGAGCCACTGGAAGGCATTGAGAATCCAGTCCCATGCGACTTGCAGCCATTCCCAAACCACCGCAACGGCATTCTTGATCGCGGGCCAAATCTTTTCCCACAGCCGTTTTCCGGTCTCGGTCTTGGTGAAGAACGCCCACAGCGCCGCACCGAGCGCGACGACGCCGAGGATAATCAACCCGATAGGGCCGGTTGCGAAATTCATTGCGATGCCGAACGCGCGCGCAGCGACCGCGCCCGCAATGAGCGCGATCCTGTGCGCGGCGAGCGCGATCGTATTGCCGGTCAGCGTCATTGCGCTACGGCCCGTCGCTGCCGCGAACACGCCCTGCGCCACCGACGAGGCGAACGTAATCGCGTTCCATACCAGCATCGCCGCGCCGACCACCTTGAACGCGGTCGCCGCCATCAGCAGATACGGCGCGAGCGGCGCGAGGTGCGACAGCACGGTCGCGAGCGGCGGGGCGATCGTGGCGAGCGTCGTCGCCCACGGCGTGAATGCGTGCACCAGTGCGGGAATGAGCGGGGCGAGCCGCTGCATTACCTCGCCAAGCGCGGGCATGATGATGTTCGCCATGTTGACGAGGCCGGGCGTTGCCTCGCGGATGGCGCCACCGACGGCGACGAATCCGGGAGCGAGGCCCTGTGCGGACGCCTGCCCCATCTGCCGGAACAGCGAGAACAGCGGCATTGCCACGTTCGAGACATTCTCGAAAATCTGCGTGAATTGGCTCAGCGCCCCTCGAATCTGCTCGGGGGTGATGCTCGCCAACTTGTTTCCGAGATTCAGGAAAAAGTCGTTCGCGCTCTTGCTGGAATCCTGGAACGTGGTCGCGGCCGCGGCGGCGAATTGCACGAATCCACTTGCGAGGCCGCCGAGTCCGACATTGTCCTTGTTGAGGTGCTGGAAGAACACGCCCGAGGCGTCGCCCATCCGCTGAATCGCGCCGATGGTTTCCGGGCCAGTGAGGGAATCCACGATGCCCTTGCCGATTTGCCCGGTGTAGACGCTCATCCACCCGAATTTGCCTCGGACCTGGTCGATTCCGACGCCTATTTTCTGGAATGCCGGGGTGAGTTCGGCCGAGAATCGGTCGACCATTTCCTGTTTCAGTGTGCGAACGGCGGTGAGCATCGGCCCCATTCGCTGACCGACCATTTTGTTAAACGCCTCGTCGGCCTCTTTCCAGTCCTCGCCGAATGTCCCGGCCGCCTCGCTGAGTCCCTTCATGCCGATTTTCAGGGCGAATATGGCCGGACCTGCGAGACCGACGGCCGCACCGGCGAATGCGCCGAGCGCCATCACGCCCGCCGACAGCGCGGACATGAGCGCCCCGCCGATGGCCGTTCCCAGACCGGATACGACGCCTATCGCGGTGGCCGCCCCGACGGTCATGAACGCCAGCTTTTGCGCGAAATTGGTCATGAAGGATGCGAGCCGAACCACACCTTGCAGCACCAGGAACGCCGAGGTGATCTGTCCGATTTCCCCGGCGACCCTGCTCGCTATGGCCGAGATGAGGCGTAGCGCGCCCGCGAGGCGCGTTAGACCGGTCGCCGCCACTTGCCGCAAGGCGAGCGCCGAAATGAAGGTGGCCGCGCTGAAACTACGCACCAACCGCGCGGCGAGACCGAACCCGGTGGCGATCGTGCTCGCGTTCGCCACGAACAGCGACAGGCCGCGCGTCGCAACGTTGATACCGACACCGACGCCCCGCAGTCCCGAGACGAGGCCGGAACGGATACGGTCGGCCGCCGACCGGCCGGACGCCTCGTAATCCTCGCTGCGGACGCCGTCGGCGACGGCCCGCCCGGCATCGCGCCCCGCCGAGTGCCCGCCGGCCACGAGTCCCTTTCGGAACCGTCCGGCGGCGTCGCGGCCCGCGGCGGCGTAGTCGGCGCTGCGCAGGCCAGCCGTGATCGCCGAGCCTGCGTCACGGCCGGCTTTCTGGCCGGTGGTCTTGAGTCCGACGCCGACCCGGGTACCGGCGGTGCGTCCGGTCGATTCGTAGTTCGCCGAGCCGATACCGGCCGTGATCGCCGAACCGGCGTCAAGGCCGGCCCGCTGTCCGGCGACCGTGAGCTGCCCCGAAATCTGGCGCTCGATATTCCCGGTGATGCCCCGGACTGTGGGGATTACCTCGAGGGTGGCGTATGCGGTAGCCAACGGATCACCCCCTATCCCGATTGGTCGCCATGGTGCGGTTGCGTTGGGCGAATCGGGCCATTACGCCGCGCTCGGCGCGCCTGCGTGCGGCCGTGACCGCGCGCTGTGTGATGGATTTCGGTCGGGCGCCGTGCGGTTGCCCGGTGAGTGCCTGCCAGATGTCGGCGAGTAGGTACTCGAGGGTCCCCCACTGCGGCTTGCCGCCGTTCTCGTGCACTGCGATCGCCGAGTCGCCGGGTAGGTCGACGATGCGTACCCAGATTTCGCGCAGCGTGAGCAGTGGCACGCCGGCGGCGTCGTATCGCCACCGGTCGGAGTACCGGACATGGTGGTAACGCGATAGGTCGCGCTCGACCTTGTCCGGTACTTCGCGCAGCAATCGCAGTAGGGTCGTCAGTTTCCCGCGTTGTCCAGACCGGCGGCGTCGGCCCATGCGTCGAGCATGTGCCCGTAATCGGCGTCGTACGGGTCCGTGGCGAGGAACCGCGCGAACTCAGCCGGTCCGAGCAGCTTCTCGAGTGCGACCGTGCCGCGGCGCTCGTCGAGTGCGCGGGCGACGCCCTTCGTGCGTTCGAGGTTGGCCGGGGCGGTGTAGACGTTGCCGGCGTACTCGAATTCGACGAACTCGGCGGCCTCGGCCTCGCGCTGCGCGGCGGGCTTCTGGTGGTCCTGCGGTTCGCGCACACCTGCGGGGCGGTGCGGCATCGCGCGCGCGGGGGCCTTCTTGGCGGCGGTCCGGCGGGGGGTTGTGGTCATGATGGCGTGGTTTCCTCTCGTGGTGAATCGAGGCGCAACCCTTGCGTCTCGAGTAGGTGGGCGGCGGTGGCGCCGAGGATCGCGGCCCAGCTCTTGGCGCCGAGTGCGCCGAGGCCGGGTTGCTTCGCCAGTTCGCCGGCGAATCGGCCGAGCACCTCGGCGGTTGTCCCGGCGAGCGGCTCGGCGGCGGCGTCCTGTTCCTGTCGTGCGCGTTGGATTGCCGCGGCGATGCGGTTGCGGTCGCGCTGGTTGTAGTTGCCGTTCTCGTCGGCGAGGCCGAGGTGCTGGGCGGCGCGACGGATCTCGTCCTCGGTGGGCACCGGGGCGGGGCGGGGCATGGCGTGGTTTCCCTGCTGGCGTGGTTTCGCGATGGAAAGCGACCGGGTCCGGCGAAACCACGCCAGCAATTCCGGGACCCGGCCGCGTCTGTTACGGCGCTGCCGCGACGAGGATTCCGGTCGCGCCCGTGAGGCCGGTCGCGTCGCCGACGAGCAGGCTGTTCACCTCGCCGGCGAAGTCGCCCTGCAGGGTGACCGTGTAGGGTCCGCCGGCCGAGCCGCTCACCGTGACATTGTCTGTGCCGAGGATCGCGACCAGCGCGGCCTGCACGACCGACGCCGCGGCGTTGTAGGCGATGGTGCCGGTTTCCTCGCCGAGGTACGACAGTTTGAACGTGCCCGCGGTCGCCGTGCCCTGAATGGTGACGATCTGGGTTTCGTTGATCGGCGTGTACTGGCGCACGTACAGCAGGCCCGAGCCGGTCGCGAAGATGTCCGCCGTCACCTCGTGTGAGGTCGGATCACTCTCGTTGCGGTCGAGGTTCGGAATCCAGCACTCGGCCGGTCGCGCGGTGAATTCTCGTTCCAGCAGCCCCTGGTCGTTGGTGTACTCGAACGCCAGCATGAACAGGCCCGGCCGCGGCACGACGATATTCGTCGGGCTCGACCCGGGGCGCGCGATCCGGCGGGTTGTCGGGTTCGATTCGAGGCAGGTCACCACCTTGGATTCCTTGTAGTTCTTGTGCCCCTTGCGGTATCGCCCGATGCCCCATCCGAAATGCTCGGTGGTGTCCCACTCGCGGGCATTCTTGATTCCGTCGTCGCCGTTGAGAATGCCGAGGTTGTCCCACGTCGCATCGAAATCGGCCGCGATCGTGGCGGGGTTGTTCGGCGTCAACGTCTTGCCGACGTATACCGCTGCGTCCGAATAGATTTGGACGGCTTCGGGGTTACGGGTGAGTGACATGTTCGGTTCCTTCCGTGAGCGTGCGGATTTCCCCACCCGTGCGGGGCAGGCGTTTCGGGCGGCGTGATTTCAGACCGCGAGCGTGCGGGCCAGCGCCCGCACCGTGAACGAGGCCATGACGCCCCGGTTGTTCGGGTCGATGTCCTCGACGAGGCCCGTCGGGTCGGTGACCGCGGCGATGCCGGGGATTCGGTGGGCGAGCAGGACGCCGAGGCACACACCGGCGATGCGCCGGGACCGGTCGCGGCCGGCCGACCAGACGGTGACGCGCAGGCTCGGCGAGGTAGCCGCCGGCCATACCGTCGGGCCGCCGTCGTCGAATACGACGACCCGCGGGGCGTCGTCGGGTGTCCAGTCCGGCGGCACGACGAGGCCGAACGTCGGTGCCGGTGCCGCGACGAGGCCGGGCACGACGCCAGCGAGGTAGTCCTTGGCGACCTTCGCCGGGTCGGCCGGGGTTCGGAACGGCTTCACAGGTTCCCGCGCACCGTGAGCCCGACCGCGGCGGCGGCCTTGGATAGTGCGCCGTATCGCGCCTGTCGGTAGGCGGGGACGCTCACGGCCACCACTTGCCGGTCGGTGGTGTAGCGATGAACTCGAACGTCTCGGGGGTGACCGCGGCGGCCTGCGCGTTCGGCGATGAGTCCGGCCGCCGCCTCAAGTTCGGGGCCGAACGCGGTACGCAGCAGGAGCCCGACCTCGCCACGATTGAGGGTCACCTTGATACGGGCCATGGCTACCCCCTTCCCCTCGTGCAGAGCACGACCGTCCCGGTTCGGGTCGTGCGCGGTGATCGCCAATCCTCGACCTGTACCCGGCACCGCTGCCCGCGTACGGTCACCTCGTCGGCGTCGGTGATGTCGACGGCGGGCGTCGCGTAGATCGTGAATTCGACGCGGTCACCATCGCGGCCCCGGTCGACGTATTCGGCCGTGGCACCGGGCGCGATGGCCTGCACTGCGATCGCGGTGTCGCCCCACGGCACCGGATTGCCGTCGTCGTCGTGTCCGCCGCCGCGGTGACGGATCACGGTCTCACTCATGCCCGGCTCGGGATTCGATACCGGTCGAGCACCCGGCGCTGCGAGGCGGTGAGCACGACGCCGCGGTCTGTCCGGGCGCCCCACTCGAACGGCCCCATTTTCTCGGGCTCGTCGCCGACGACCGCGGTTCCGACCGGTGTCGCGATCGCGAGCGAGGCGGCGTCGAGGATCACGGACACGAGGTTTTCGGGCACCTCGGCGAATCCATGATTCACCACGGCGACGACGCCGCGGTACCGGGTGGTCCAGTAGCCGCACCGGCGCAGCGAGCCGTCGCGCGACCATTCGTAGGCGGTCGTCTCGAGCGCGGTTCCGTTCTCGGTGATGCTGGCAACCGAGTTCAGAGCGAGCGTCGGGAGTTGCTGCACCGTGCCGCCGCTGCCGTCGACCGTCATCGTGTCGTCGATCGCCGGGGCGATATGCCATCCGCAATAGTCGCGAATCTCGCGGACGATACCGGCGAGGCGGGCGTACTCGAGGCCGGTTCCGGCGGCGAGCGCCTGGTATGCGGCCAGGTCGAGCAGCGACGGGACGGGCGAGCTCATCTCACGCGCCGCTCTTGCGGGTCCTGGTGCGCACCTTGTTCGCCGGCGTGGCCTGTTTGACCTCGGCGGCCGACGCGCTCTCGGCGGCGAGGCGCTCGGCCTCGGCGCGTTCGAGTTCGGCGGCCTCGGTGCGTTGACGCTCGGCGGTCTCGGCGTCGAGCCACTCACGTACCGCGGTGCGGTGGTCGACGGTGTCCTCGTCGGTGAAGCCGCGCGCGGCGGCGTCGGCCACGGTGAGCTGCAGCGTGGTCGGCCACCCGTTGACCTCGACCTCGTACACGCGAAGTTCGGGCATGTGTCCCTCCTCCTGCTGAGCACGGGCGGCCGGTGCGCCGGCCGCCCGTGAGGTGAACAGCGTCACGCTGTGATGTCGACCTTGACGAACGCGGTCGGCCGGGTGACGGCGAACGCTTCGCGCTTCTCGGCGAGGATCGCGACCATGTTGCGGATGAAGAAATCCGCGTGGCTGTCGGTGATCGTGACCGTGGTGTCCTCGCGGTCCCAGATCACGGCCTTGGCGAAGTCGCCGACGAGGGCCTCGCCGGCGGGCTGAGTCTCGCTCTCGACGACGGGCAGGCCCCACAGAGTGCGCGGGCCGATGGCGAACGGTCCGCCGTAGAAGAACCGACCGTCGGCGTCCTTGGTGAGGTCGATGGTCTCGGCGTCGGCCGGGTTCACGACGATGCCGTTCGGGTTCACGCGGCCGACGGTGCGTGCCTTGGTGATGCCCTTGCGAACCGAGGTGAACAGGTCGGTTGCGAACGCCTGCGTCTGCACCCCGGACCAGTTCAGAATGCCGGTGAAGTTCTCGCCCGTGCCGTTGCCCGCGAGGATCTGCCCCTCCTCGGCCTCGTCGATGTCGGCGCGCAACTCGTCGTTGATGAGGCCCTCGAGCTGCGCCACGTCGGCGAGCGCGCGCTTGGTGGCCGGCACCCACTCGGCGATCGTCTTCACGTTTGCGGTGCGGCGCTCATAGGCCCACGCGCCTTCGGGCTTGTAGCCGCCGTTCGCGTCGAGCACGAGCGCGCCGGCGCTACCGGGGGCGGTCGGCGCTGCCGAGCTCGTCGCCTCGGCGACGACCGCGGCGGCGTTGGTGTGGCTGGTCTGCGCCACGTACTCGACGACATCGGAACCGGTGCGGCGCACCGAGACGAGGTCGCGAATCGTGAGCGGCTTCCGGCCGAGCGGCTCGACGATGCCGGACTGTTCGGGCACGACGAACGCGCCGGCCGAGGTGTCCGAGCCGCCGACGAACAGGCCCTTGATGTTGATCGGGTCGGAGTGGAACCGGGTCCCATCGGGGATTCGGCCGCCCTTGAACGGCGCCATGGCCGCCTTGAACTGGGGCGACTCGATCACCTGGAGCCCGAGCGCCTTCACGCGCTCGCGCACCGGCATACGGCCCTGTTCGTCGAGGTCGTCGACCGCGGGCTCGCCGATTTCGGCGGCGAGACTCTTCGCCTCATCGAGGATCTCGAGGTCGCGCTTGGCGACCTTGATCTGGTCGAGCAGGTCTCGACCCTTCTGCATCTCGGCGTTGTACTCGGCCAGGATGTCCTCGGCCCAGCTCGAGGGGTCGCCCTTCTCCTCGACGATCTTGCGGGCCGCGGCGGTGGCGGCGAGTGCCGCTTTCTGGAGCTCGCCGAGCTTGGTCTTGGTCATCATGTCGATTTCCTCCCGGTGGTGTGAATGGTTATGCGCTGCACTCGATTTCAAGGGCGAGCGCGTCCAGTAACGCCAGGGAGACGACCGGATTCGGCGTGGTCTGGCCGGCGGGAGTCTGCGCGGACTTCCCCGGGGACGGTTCCTTACCGCTGGTCTTGTCCTGGTCTTCTTCGTCCTCCGTCGCCCCGTCGGCGGGGAGTACAGCTTTCAGTGATGCGGCGGCCTGCTCGAGCTGGTCGACCGTCTCGCGGATGATGTCCTCGTTTTTCGCCGACAGCACTCGGCCGGCCTTGGCGCGCAGGCCCGCGGCGGCGGCCTTCACTGCGAGGATTTCGGTCTCCTGGTTCGCGCCGATCGGCACAATGGATACCTCGAACAGGTCGAGCGTCTTGAGCGAGTAATAGGCGTCCTTGTACGTCTTGCCCTCCCCTACGGGCTCGACCCACTCGCCATCGACGATCGCGTACGCGAATGACATCTGGGACACCCGGCCGGACTTGAGCAGGCGGTACACCTGCGCCGATTTCGGCGAGTCCATATCCAGGCGACCGTGGACCTTGAGCCCGTGCGAGTCCTCGGACGCCTCGACGATCTCACCGAGGTTGAAATCCGGGTCAGCGGTGTTGTGGCCCCACAGCAGCGGAATCGGGATCGCTTTCGCCGCCCATGCCTTGAGGGTGGCGGCGAACGCGCCGGGCTGCACCACGTCGCCGTATGAGTCCTTGTTGCCGAACACCGATGCGTAGGCGACGAACTCACCCTCGGCGAGCCCGGCGTCGGGTCCTGCCTTGATCTTGACGGCGCACGCCTTCGTGTTCACGGGTCAGTCCTCCTCGGGCAGGTCGGGCGGGTCGGTGTCCTCGTCGACCGGGTCGGCGTCGTCGGCGGGCTCGGCGGGGGTCGGGTCCTGGTCGCCGTTCTGCGTGACGTTCAACGGACGGATCAGCACGTCGCCGCCCTCGATCGGCGACCGGTTGTCGAGCGCGCGGGCCTCGTTTACGGTCATCCACGGGCCGCCGACGGCGGTCTGTATCGCGGCGCCGCGTTCCTCGAACGAGCCGCTCAGCTTCTCGCGCAGGTTGAACTCGACGTAGATGCGTTCGGCGGTCAAGTCGGGGATGAGCTGCAGCTGTATCTCCTCGCGCAGCATGGTCAGCCATGGCCCGAGTGTGTCCTGATAGAGCATCTTGTGCTGCTCGGTGATGTTCGAGAACGTGGCGTGATCGAGGATTCCGACCATGGGCGGCGGGATGAAATACGCCGCCGCGACTTCCTCGCGGGACAGCTTGCGTACCTCGAGGTACTGCAAATCCTTCGCTGTCTGCGAGGCCGGAACGAACGTCATCCCGTCCTCGAGAATCGGTGTGCCGCCGACTTCCGGGCCGCCGCCGGTGTACTGCGAGCGCCACGACTTTCGGAACCGCTCGCGCGCGGTGTCCTCCCATTTCGGCGCCTCGGCCGGCCGCGACAGGTAGCCCGAGACGCGCGCGCCGTTGCGGAGCACTTGCTCGCGCATTCGGGCCGCGGCCCATTCCTCGGCCAGCGTGGAACGTAGCGCCTCAATCGGTGACGATCCGAAATCGTCGAGGCCGGAGTACCCGCGGAAATAGACCACCTCGTCGGCGGGAATCAGGCGTTTGCCCTTGCTCGCCGAGACCTCGAATGCGTCGGGGGTGAGCCAGTTCTCCCCCTTCGGCGTCACCAGTGGCGGCGGGAGTCGCACGAGGCCGAGGCCGCCGGTCTTGGGTTTGATCTTCCACCAGTACGCGCGGTCCCAGATCCCCACGTCGTGCACGAGCGCGGACACGAGGCGATACCGCGTGGTGAACGGGTTCGGCGTTTCGATCAGATCGGACAGCGGGTGATCGGTGATCCGCACCCGCTCGAGGTCGCTACGCCGCTCGAAGAAATGAATGCCGAGCTCGGCGATATTCCGCGCGAGGAACGTCACGCAGGTACGAACCGGCCCTTGCGTGCGCCATAGTTCGTAGTAGTCCATGGTCATGTCGTCGGCGAGCCTGAGCCGCGGCTGTACGGGCTGCCCCGGCCGCGACAGCGACCGCACCGCACCTTCGGATACGACGAACGCCACCGGTCACCCCCTCACAGTGCTTGGATGTAGTCGATGGCCGCGCGGTCGATCACGATCTCGCCATCGGCCGGGGCCGCTTGGTCGCCGTCGTGCACGGTGGCGTCGCGGACGATGAGCAGGGGGCCGCGCGTCTCGGTAATCACGCCCGCTACTGCGGTGCCGCTGCGCAGGTTCACCACCACGCGCCGGTGCACGACGTAGCGGCGCGAGCGCCACCACGACGCCCCGGCCGCGGCGAGTGCCGCGGCGGCGAGCACGAGGCCGAGGCCGAGAATTTCCATTGCCGCCCTTCGTCATACGACCATCAGGTCGTTGTCGTCGTATGCGCTGGTCGTCTTCGGCGCGGCCTCGATCGCCCTCGATAGCGCCATGACGAGCGCGACAACGGGGTCGATCTTGTCGCCGGCGTTTGCCTTGTCGGGCTTGACGTTCTCGGCGGCGTCGATGGCTACGGCGAAGTTGTCGACCGTCCAGCGCACCGCCGGATTTCCGCCGTGTCGGAGTACCGGCCGGTCCTCGGTGCCCGACAACATGAGTCGTTTGAGTTCCTTCGTCGGCGCCGACATGGATGCGAACCCTTGGCCCATGGTCACCATGGGGGCGCCGTCGGCGACGAGGTCGTTTACCAACTGGCTCGAGTTCCATCGGTCGTACGCGATTTCGCGCACGTCGTAGGTCTCGGAATCCGCGGTGATCGCCGATCGGATGAACTCGTAATCGGTGACGTTCCCCGGCGTGGTCGTGAGGATGCCGCGGCGCACCCACACCGAGGCGGCACCGGCGGTGCGCCGATCGAGGGCGGCGACGTTGTCCTCCGGTGTCCATAGCCGCCACACGAGGTCATAGCCGCCGCGATCCGGGTCGGGAAAGCACCAGCACAGCGCGTTCAAGTCGGACACACTCGCCAGGTCGAGGCCACCGAACGCGGCCCGGCCGCGCAGGCGCTTGGGGTCGATCATGCTCGCGTTGCGGTCCCACGCCGTGATGTCGAGGTACTTCGTGGCCTGCTTCGTGCGCAGGCCGAGGTGTAGGCGCAGGTACGACGACAGATCGGCCGGCGACTGCTGGGCCTTGACCGCGGCCTGTTTGAGGAACGCCCTCGTCGGGGAGACGCCGAATCCGGGGTTCGCTGCGCGCTGCGTTTCCTCGGCGAACGGGTCGGCGTCCTCGTCGGCGGCCCACACCACGCCGTAGGTGGCCGGGTCGGTGAGCACACCGCGGGCGAGTTGCTCGACGAGCGTGCGTTTCCGGTCGTACGGGGTTTCCTTGCGGCTCGCGTCCGCCGTGGTGATGAACACGATGAGCGGTTGCGAGCGCGATCCGGTGCCGGTCTCGATCGCCTCGACGAGGTCGTTCGTCTTGTGCAGGTGCAACTCGTCGACGATGCCGCCGTGTAGGTCGGCGCCGTGCTGGGCGTCGCCCGCGTTCGAGACCGGTTGGAAGTATGAGCCGGTCCGCTCGTGCACGATCTTGGCCTTGTACGTCGTGACGTACTTTCGCAGCGCCGGCGCTTTCTCGGCAAGTTGCTTGATCGGCGCGAACACGAATTGTGCCTGCTCGAGGCGGGTCGCCGCGGCGATCACCTGCGCGCCCTCTTCACCGTCGGCCGCGGTCAGATAGATTCCGATTCCACCCGACAACGTGGACTTGCCGTTTTTCCGGGGAACGTCCACGTACAGCGTGCGAATGATCCGCACATACACGCCGAAATCCTCGTCTAGGTGGACCCACCCGAACGTCGGCGCCAGGATATAGGCCACTTGCCACGGGTCCGGGATCAGCGGTTTTCCGGCGAGGCGGCCTTTCGTGTGGCGCAGTGCGCGAAATGCGTCCAGCACGCGGTCGACGCGCTCGGGATCGAATCGGGCGCCCGGCTCGTCGCGCGGTTCCGGCGTCTTCCATCGTGGCGGGCAATCCGGTAGCGGAATGCCGCGGTCGAGCAGATACCACGCGACCTCGGGCGAGAGCTTGAGCCGCTCGAGTTCCTCGGCGTCGGGCAGATCAGGCGAACGGGTCGTGGTCCGGGTCATCGCCGCCGCCGTCGCGCGCGAGCCGTGCCTCGGCCGACGGGGTGAGGCCGAACTCTTGCGCCATCGCCCGTAGCTGCGTGGTCGCGGTCTCGAGCACGGTCACGGCGGGGTTCCGCTTGACGCCGTGCGCGGTCGGCACGGTGAACCCGTCGCGCTCGACCTCGCGCGAGGCTTTGACCCACCGCGACCACGTCTCGCAGTAAACGGCCAGCGCGGCGCGGTCCTCCTCTTTCAGCAGGTCGAGGCGCGACAGGCCGGGCACGACTCGTTTCCACTCGGCCCGCGCCTCACGAGAGAGCCAGGTCGGCGGGCGTGGCGGGATGCGGCGGAACGCCGGCGGCGGCGTGACGACTCGGCCGCCGCTGTCGCGCCCCTCCGATCGGCCCTTGAGTAGGCGCAGACCGGCCGGGGCGGCGGATTGTCCGGGCATTTCACCCCCCGAAAAAAGTTGGTCAACTCGAGCGCGCGAAAGGAAAGCTCCACCGCCGGTGTCCGTCCGGGCGGTCGTAGAGATTCCGACCCCCTACCCGGGGTCAGAACGGCGCGGGGGTGCCACGGCGGGCCTCCTGCGCCTCTTCCAGACTCTTCACGAGGTGGTGCTCCTCGCACAGTGATTGCAGGTTGGCCCAGTCGTACCGGGTGCCGCCGAGGTGCAACGGTGTGATGTGGTCGACCTCTGTAGCGAGAGCTCGGCACGATGCGCGCGGCCACTCGCACACGGGGTCGGTGTCGAGCTTGGATGCGCGCAGCGTGCGCCAGCGTCGGGTGCTGCCACCGGCCCACGCGCTACCGGCCCACGCCGGCGTGCACGGGCATCGTTGCCCGCTCGGTGCGGGTCGTCGACAGCGGTTGCACACGCGGGGCGGCCTGCTGGGCATCAGCGAGACCGTTGCACCGTTCGGGCTGCGATCCAGCGCACGAGGCGCAGCAGTGCGGCGTCGAGCCAATCAGGCATGTGTCGACGGGGTCGACGAGGTGGTGAGTACACGCCGTCGAGCCGTGTACCGAGGTGGCCGGACGGCCCGGCGGTGAGGTGCCAGACCGAGCCGTCACGACCAATGATCTTCACCAGGACCACACGCCCAACGGCGCGGTGTACATGGGCTGTTCGAGCGTGCGAATCGGTTGGTGACGCAGACACTCGAACAGCAGGCCGAGCGCGTCGAGCAGGGTCACAGGATCGCGCCGACGACAGCGGCGGCGACGGCGGGCCAGTCGATCGCGCCGACGATGGCACCGACGACGGCCGAACCGGTGGACAGCAGAGTGGACAGCATGGCGGAATCTCCTCCGGTAGTGATTGGAATGGTCCCGGTATCGGTTCCGGGACGGGGTTCGCAGCGCGCAGCGTGACCCCCCGGGCAGTCTTGGGGGCCGGGGTTGCGGCATCGCGCCGAGTCGCCTCGGCGGTGTCGAAATGATGCGTTGGGGCGCTTACGGCATGAGTCGGCACCGTTTGACGCGCTGCGGGTCTATGGGGCCTGAAACGGCCTGTGACATGCAAAAACCGGCGCCGCGCCGACTTTCGGGGTCGGTTCGTCAGTGCCGGTTTTCAGGTGCCACCGAGGATAGCACCAGGTCAGGGCGCTTTCGATCTTGCCCGGCCATTCGTCGCGCCCGCGAGGTGTTCGGCGAGCTCGCGGCGAGCGAGGTCGAGGGCATCGCCGACACGGTAGACGGGCACCGCGCCATCCTCGCGCCGATCGGTGATCCGAACACCGGCGCGCGTGCGGATGAGCCACGCGCGCCGCGTGAGGCGGCCCTCAGCGGCCCATCGGTAGCCCGTGCGGCGTGCGATCGGCGATCCGACGGCCGCGCAGGCGTGCAGCAGCTCGGGCATCGTGCACAGCATGTCGCGGGCGGCCTCGGTGGCGGCGGCCTCGATCCGGGCGACCTCGTGCTGCAGATGGCACCGCGGGCACCGAACCCACGTCCCATCGGGTTCGGCCCACAGGTTCGCCGAGCACGTCGAGCCGTCCTCGAGCAGGGCGGGGCACCGGCCGAGGTATCGGTGATCGGCGGGCCGGTCGACCGCGCGGCGTAGGCCAGCGGTGGTGGTCACGATGTCGCGGTGCGCCTGCTCGGCGGCGTCGAGCTCGCGCAACTCGTGGGGATGGCTCGCGAGCCACACCGCGAGGCGCTCGTCGAGCTGCACCGGTGTGATGAGGTGGGCGGCCGTGCGCAGCGCCACACGGGACACGCGAACGCGAACACCGTTGCGCAGGCGGTCCTCGTGCACGACGGCGGGGGCCTCGGCCGAGCCGCCGGTGTGCCGGGCGTTGATCGCGAGGACGGCGAGCGAGCGAGCCTCTATCGGCACCTCGACGCCGAGGTGATCGGCGAGCACGCGCGCCCATCCGTGCAACGCGGTCGACAACGCGATAGCGTCGCGCTCGCCGAGCAGGCGCACGCCGCGCCCGCGGTATTCGCTGCTCGTGTCCTTGATCGGTAGCGGCGCATCGGCCGAGCGCCCGCCAGCGCGGCCGTCGGCGACCCGGGCCTGCCCGCTGCGCACCGTTTCGAGGTCGGCGAGCAGGCTCGGCACGGCCAGCAGGGCCTCGACGAGGGTCCGGCCGCACACCTCGCACAGCGCGAGGCGGTCGCCGACGAGGCGTGTGCAGATACCGCACGGCGTACCCGTCATCGGCCGCCGCCGGCCTGCGTGTCCAAATCGAGCACGGGCTGCTCGTCGTCGGCCACGGCCTCGAGTTGAGCTCGCCGAATCCGACGCTCGGCAACGGCCGCATAATCGTCGGTGATCTCGATTCCGACGAATCGGCGGCCCTCGAGGATCGCGGCGACACCGGTCGTGCCGGACCCGGCGAACGGGTCGAGCAGCACGCCGCCGGGCGCGACGATGCGGACTAGGTCGCGCATCACGTCCAGCGGCTTCTCGGTGATGTGCTGGCGATGCCGCGGCGTGTTGGACACATACAGCCCGGGCAACGGCTTGCCGTCGAGTTCCTCGAACGCCCGCGGCCCATGCGTACCCCACACCACGAACTCGCAGGTGTTCGCGTAGCGGCCTTGTGTATTTCGACCGTTGGGCTTGTGCCAGACCACGACGCCGCGCCACACGAACCCGCCGGCCTGGATTGCATCGGTCACGATGGGCAACTGTCGCCAATCGCAGAACAGCGCGAGGACACCGCCGGGCCGGACAACGCGCAGCGCCTCGCCGATCCACAGCGCCGACCAATAGCCGTAGCTACGTTGGTCGCGGTTGTCGCCGTCGAATGCCGACAGCGCGCCCCCGCCGGTACCGGCGGCGACTTGCTCGGTTTGCACGTACTTCGTGTGAACCGATTGCATTCGGTCGGTGCGGTAGGCGCCGCCGGAACTGTACGGCGGGTCGGTAATGACGGCGTCCACACTGGCCGTGCCCAGTCCGGCGAGCACGGCGAGCGCGTCACCGTGGTACAGCGTCGCGCGCTCGGTGTCGTAATACGGGGTCACCGGTCAGCCCTCCAATCGGTCGAGCGTGATGTGCACGCCCGTGGCCTCGCCCGGCTCGGCGAGGCGTTTCCGTGAGCGCAGGTCGACCACCTGGGAGTCGTCGACCCACGCCACGCCGGTAAGGGCGTCGAGGACGGCGCGGGCGAGCTTGTCGGCATCGGGCCGCTTGACGGCGGCGGGCGTCGCGACCGGCGTTCGCTGCGGTCGGTGCAGCACGAATTCCAGCGACGCGGCGAACGGGTCGCGCGTCGGCCGCCAACCGCGTTCGTGCGCGGTCCACGCGATCCGAGCGCGCCAGTCGTGGACGCCGGTCGCGGACTCGACGAGGATCGCCTTGCCGCGGGCGTTCTTGCCCTTGTAGTCCTTGGACCCTTGCGGGGCGGGGAGGCCGGGCACGAATAGCGCGCCGTCACTGGGTACGCGGTTGTACGCGATCGGTTCGGACATGCCGGGAAGTTGGTAGGTCACCGGTCGCCGCCGTTCCATACCGGAACCTCGGTGATGCTGTTGTCTGTCTCGCCGCGTAGGCGCTTGCGCACATGGTCGCGCAGTTGCTCGACGGCGAGCGGGTCGTTTCCGACCACGTCGACGAGGGCCTGCGCGGCGTCGTCGAGGATGCGGTGCGGGGCATCGGGTTTGACCTTGGCGAGCGCGGTCGCGGCACCGGTGCCGAACCCGTCGAGGTACACGCGCAGGATCACCTCGAACGGCGTCGTGACCATGTCGACCGGCGCGCGGTCGGGATCGTGCCCCGCTCGGGCTTGTGCGAGCTCGCCGCGCAGGCGGTCGAGTTCGTCGAGGGCCTCGAGGTGGGAGTCGATGAGCTGGCGCTCACGCTCGGCCGTCGGGCGGTGGTCCAACTTGCCGACCGGTCGGCGCCAGTCGGCCAGCGTCTCGCGTCGCATCATTTGGTCAGACCTCCTCGTGGGGTTCGTGGGCGCGGCACGCCGGCCACCACGCACGGATATCGGACGATTCACAGCCGGACACGCGAATACCGCCGCCGAACTGGCATTTCGGGTATTTCCGGCCGTGGTGCTCCTCGATCTGCCGGTGCTGGCACGTTCCGCAACGCAGACCGCCGCCGTCGCGGGTGGTGGCGGCGTCACGATGGAGCGCGACATATCCGAGCGGGTGCACGCCTGCGGCGATCCGATTCGCCACGAGGCGGCGGCGGCGTTGCCCGCGGGTGAGTTCCTCGGGCTCGTCGGACGGTGGCGCCTGCGCGCCCGGGGGAAGGTCGAACAATGCGAGGTCAGACACGTTCGGCGGCCTCCTGGTCATCGGGCCGGACTGTCGCGGTCGAGACGGTGCCGCGCGCGTCGAGCGTCCATGCCCGCTGTTCGGCCGTGAGGCCCGCGGGGACGTACAGCGCGGCCTCGCTGGCGAGAATCGGCGCCCACACGACGATTTCGCCGGGGCGAGGCGTCTCGATGCGGGGGCCATCGGCGCCCAGTACCCACGGAAATTCGCGGTCGTCGATGCGCAGCGCCCGGGCCTCGTCGTCGACGACGATGCGGCGCGCGAGGTCCGGCTCGACGTTGTCCGTCCAGACGAGTCGGGTCGCGCCGTCGTGGCCGTGCACGGCGATCGCGTCCTCGATCGAGGGCCACACGACGGTCGAGCGGCGTTCGCCTCGCCAGCGCACGACGGCGGTTCCGTCGTCGAACATGGCGCCGTCGGCGACCACACCGGTACCGCTGTAGCCCGTCACGTCCTCGTCGCGGTGAAACTCGAATGTGCGTGTCATCGGTGTTGCTCCTTGCGGTCTGCTGCTGCTATGGCCTGCTGTGCGCGCAGGCTTGGGGATGACTGGTTGATTTCGTGGCGTTCGCCGCGGGTCCACGGTTTGCACACGGGGCACGGAATCGGACGGGCCTCGTCGTCCTCGCCGAGCCATCCGCGGCGGCACCGGGAGTCATGCCACGGTGCCGAGGTGTCCTCGGGTTCGCCGGTGCGGTCGTAGCGAGTCATGTTGTCCACAGCCCGGCTCGCGCGGTCGTGAGTTGCGTTCGGTACTCAGCCACGCGGGTTTTTCTGGTTGTGGTTGGTATGGGTTGGTGGGGGGTCACCGGTGACCCCCAGACATGGCTCAGATGACCCCCAGACTCGGACCAGATGACCCCCAGACATTTCGGGAGAGCGCCCGAACAGGGGTCGCCGTTGACCCCCAGACTCACAACCTGTGGATAACTCCGGGGGTCACCGGTGACCCCCGGACCCGAGGTAGTTCCGTCTGTCCACGGGTCGCCGGTGCCCCGTGGAGTCCGGGCGATCCCGGCAACTCTGGGGGTCATGACTGACCCCCAGAAATCGCCGTCTCGTTCGGATCGAGCATCGGGTGATCGAGCAGCGTCGAGGGCACGGTGAGCCGGTATTCATCGGCGAGGCCGCGGTGCCGGTTGCCCTGTTTGGTTCGCTCGACGAGGCCGAGTGCGCGCAGATCGGCGAACGCGCGCTTGACGGTCTTCTCCGATACGCACATCACGAGCGCCAGGCGCTCGACGCCGGGGCGAATGCGCGTCCCGTCGCTGTCCGCGTAGGTCGCCAGCATGAGCGCGAGAAACTTTGTCGTGCTGTGCATTTGAACGCGCCGGGCGATCCGTTCCCACTCGAACCGGTCTACCGGGACCATATGGCGCGTCGCGCCCGAGACTGAATCCACAACGCGCCTCCACGGGGTTGACAGCACGAACGTCCACGAGTGGCGGGCGTCCAGTTCGGATAGGACAACCGGCGCGGTTCTCACTGCCCCGCCTGCTGCGCGCGGGCGTCGAGCCGGTCGGCGAACTGGCGCAGCGTCTCGGCGAGCTCGCGGTCGGCGAGCTCACGCGACGGATTGCGTACCTCGTCGATAAACAGGGCGTCGGGGTCGTCGGGGTCGTGCCCGATGAGCAGGGCAACGGCCGTGTATCGGGTGGCGTCGCGCAGAACGCGGGCCACCCGATCGGCCGGGACCGGCTCGGGCGCGGTCATGACTCGGCCTCGCCCGCGTACTCGGCCGCGATCGTGCGCGCCTCGAACACGATGCCAGGCAGGCGTTGCTGCCATCCCGAGGCGTACTCGTCGAGGCGCTCGCGACGGTCGGCGGTGAGCTCGCGCGAGGCCATCACGCCGAGGAAACTCTCGCCGCACCGCACGAGCAGCGACGGCGACGGGACGCCGCGGCCCTCGATGAGCAGCGGTGCGCCGTACGCCTTGGACGCCTCGCGGAATCGGGCGATCATGTCGCCCGATACGGCCATGTCGTCGATGGTTCGGTGGGGCGACTGGTGTACGGCCTCGATCTGCTGCGCGACGGCCGCGAGCGCCGAGTCCTCGGCCGACAGTCGCGGGATTTGCAGCGCGCGGCCGTCGATCATGCCCGAGCAGTCGGTAATACGCAGGTGTTCGTCGAGCACCTCGAGGCGTAGCAGATTCTCGGGCGAGACACCCTCGCCCACGGATTCCTTTCCACCCTTGAAGATTCCGAGGATTTTCGTCACGTCGTCGGGCAGCAACTCGACGCCGATCACGTGGTATCCGCCGGGCGGCTTATCGCCCCACAGGGACACGATCGCGAGCGCGCACGTGAATCGGTCCGAGGCGCACACGGTCAGGTGTTGGCGGCCGAGTTGCAGCCGTACGCGGTGCACCGCCGGCGATTCCTTGTCGGTGCTGGCGTGCACCCGTACCGACATGAGGGCTTGCCGGAAATCGCCGGTGCCGACGATCACGCTCTCGTGCATGGTCACTGCCTCTCGGTGGTGGGATCGAGGCCGAGCAGGCGGCGGACCGCCTCGCGGGCGGGTCGGAGTTCGGCGTCGCTGTTGAGCACGCCCATATGGCCAATGCCGTGCATCGCGTTCGCGATCTTCTGTTGCTCGATGAGCTCGCCGAGGTGTTCGGCGATCGCGAGCAGGGCGGCGATGTTGGCGCGCTGCGCGATGAGCATCGGCGCGGTGAGGTCCGGCCACAGTTCGGAATTCGCGTCGAGGTCGAGCAGCAACGCCGCCGCCTCGCGTGCGTGTTCGCTCACTGGTTCGCCTCGTTCGTGTCGGCGGCCTGCGCGGCGGTGAGGAACGCGGTCATGTCCTCGGCCTCTTGCCCGGTGAGGTCGGCGAGTGCGTCGAGCGGTCGGCGGGCGGCGTTGCGCGCCCAGTCCAGACGCGCGGCCTCGTCGGTCACGTTGTCGCGAACGAGCGCCGCCACGAGCGCGTCGACCTGCTCGGCCGTGGCCTTGACCTGCGCCGTGTCCTGTTTTCCGACTTTCTGCGAGGCGGCCTCGGGCGGCTCGGCCTCGAGGTGTTCGAGCAGACGAATCGCCTCGTCGCGGGTCACCTCGGCGCCCGAGGTGACCTCGCGCCCGAGGAATCGCCCGATTTCGGCGAGGATCGAGGGGGCGCCGGAAACGCCGCGCTCGCCGAGCAGGCGGGCGACCTTGCGCTGCTGAATCTTGGTCATCGGCGGCGAGGCGGCGGGGGCCTGGTCGGCGGGTTCCTCCGGTGCGGTCGGTGCCGTTTCCTCGGCGGGCGGCGTCCAGTTCTTGACCGTCTCGGCGGCGTCCGACGATTCGACCGCCGCACTCGCAGCGGCGAGTGCCTCGGCCGGCGACACTCGCTCGGACCGCACGCGGACCGGCTCGGGCTCGCTCTCGATGTCCTCGACGGTGCGCGAGATGCCGAGCAGCACGTCGGGCGCGAGTCGGCGGCACACCTCGGCGGCGGCCTTGGCCCACAACATGTTTTCGGGCTCGGTGATGTACTTTTCGTTCCCGATGAGGTTGCCGTTCTTGTTCACGGCGTACTCACCGGTACCGGGGTCGACCTTCGGGATATAGCCCGCCTTGTCGGCGCGCTCGATCGTCCACGTACTCGGCTCGGACTCGACGCCGTCGGGCGAGGTGCCGACGAACACGACGCGCGTCGGCCCGGATTCGACGGTGCGGAAACGGAACCCGCGATTCTTCAACAGGGCGACCATGGTACGGGCGTAGATGGCGGGCGTTCCGTGGACCACGAACACCTGCTGCAGCGCCTGCAACGGGTTGAGGCCGAGCTCAGCGCCATGCAGAACCGCGACCGTCGCCGCTTTCGGATTGCCCTGGTAGAACTTCGGCACCATGGGCGTCATGCACACCACGTCGGCGAACTCGCGCGCCTTGACCATCGCCACGAGGTAGCGATCCAGCGTGCCGAGCGGGTCCGACGGCAATGCGACCAGGGTCGCCTCGACGGGCTCGGGGACAGCGATTGCGGTTGTCACCGGTGCAACTCCTTCTTGAATTCCCAATCAGGGAGGTCGATTTGGTGGAACCCGCGGCCGTGCCCCGGCCACGAGTCGGACTCGATGCACCGCGCGTACCGATCGAGCGCGCGGCGGGTAATGTCGCGGCCGAGGTCGACCACGCGGGGTTTGAGTTCGTGCACCGCGACGAGGTGGGGCGGGCGTTTCGCGACGACGACGAACACGAACGCATCCAGCGGCACCCGGGCCTCGGCGAACGTGAGCTCGTACCACGCCTGTTGCACGTGGTAGGCCCAGCGGCGAACCTCGGCGGCGAAGTCTTCCGGGCTCGACGATTCGGCCGTTTTCAGGTCGACCGCGATCCGGCCGCCGGGCCGCTCGTGCATCCAGTCGGTTCGGGCGCGCATCAGCACGCCCGTCGCCGGATCGTGGCCGTACGCGCTCAGTTCGGGCGTGCCGGTCGCCAGTAGCGGCCCGGCGTCGTCGTCGTTGAGGACCGCCTCGGCCATGGTCTCGACGGTGTCGATTTGGTGGGAGAGCAGCGGCACGTCGCCGCGCGCCCGGATCACCTTCCGTCGCTGTTGGTCGGCGGGTTTCTTCCAGTCCTTCGCCTTGACCTCGACGGTGCGCGCGCCGACGCCGAGCACGGCCGTGTGCACGGCCGTGCCGAATTCCTGGTCAGGGGTGGGCTCGCGCACTTCCGGGTGGTCGCGCTCGTACAGCCATTCGGCCGGGGCGAGCTCGAGCAGGCGGCGCCCGCCGCTCGACGACAGCGAGGCGCGGTCGCCGTGGTATGTCTTCTCGGGAACCCCGGCGTACACGCCGGGAATGGTCGGTGCCGTCACGCGCCCACCGCCTCGGCGGCGATGCACAGCAGGTATCGGAACCCGGCGACCGCCTGCGCGGGTACCACGCCGTTGCCGATGATGTGGAGCTGTTCGTCCCGAGTGAGTCCGATGTCGGGATCGGTGACCCACCCGTCGGGCCACATCATCATCCATTCAGCGAACGGCGCGGCGAGGCGCGGGTTACCGGTGCGGCTGAGCTCGGTTGGTTCCGGGGCGGGCCTGGTGACGGCCTCCTGTCGGGCGATCGCGTCGGCGTATCTCCCCCATCGCTCGGGGGCGTACGCAACGTTGATGAGCTGCACCATGTGCCCGCCGCGCTTGTCGGGATGCGCGCCGCCGCCGGTGCTATCCGATGCGCTCGGGGTCGGTAGTAGGCCGGGCAGTGCGCGCAGGCCGGGGTCGTTCCGGTTGAGGTCGGCGGGTGAGCTGTGATGGTTGTCCGTGGTCTTCGGGGTCGGCAGTAGTCCACCCTCGGCGTGCGCTACGGCGAGGCCCGACAACAGCAGTTCATCGGCACGGTCGCCCGAGCGGGCGACCGCCGACGGCAGCATGAGGTCGCCCGACGAACCGCGCTGATTCGGGCCGCCCTTCACTCCGTCCCCAGTACGCGGCGTCGGCAACAGGGTTACAGGTCCAACGTCGAGCCGAGCACCTCGGCCAGCGACCCGTTTCCGTCCTCGACGTGCCGTCTCGCCGCCGGTGCCGTCATCGACGCCTTGCCATCCGCCGCGCGAGGCGTCGGGAGAGTAGGCGAGGACGAACGCGCGCTCGCGGCGATGACACGCGCCGACCGCCGACGCACGGACACACGTCCATTCCGCATCGAGCCCGAGGTCGGCCAGGTCTCCAAGTACGGCGCCGAGCGCCCTGAGAACAGGTCGACCTCGAACGTGTCCCAGGTCTGCGCCTGCGGATTCCACTCGGCGAATGGCTGGTGCACTGAGCAACCCCCGAACGTTCTCGATCAGGACGTACCGCGGTCGCAGCACGTCGATTGCGGCGGCCATGTGCGACCACAGACCCGAGCGGGTCCCGTCGGCCAGACCGGCGCGACGACCGGCGGCGCTCACGTCCTGGCACGGAAACCCGCCGCACAGCACATCGACGGGCTCGACCGAGTGCCAGTCGATTTCGGATACCGATCCGAGGTTCGGCGTATCCGGCCAGTGGTACGCGAGGACCCGCGAGGCGCCCGGGTCGATCTCGGCGTGCCATGCCATCGACGAGCCGCGGAACAGCTCGAGGGCGGCGAGGTCGAGGCCGCCCGCACCCGAGAACAGGGAACCGATGCGCGTCATGCGCCCACCGCCGACGGCCAATCGACCGACCGCGTCCATTCGCGGGCGTCATCGACCTCGTGCGACATGTCGAACCCGCCCCAGATACCCACGTTCTCGCCGAAGGCGAACGCCTGCGCGACGCACAGGCGACGCACCGGACACCCGGCGCACAGCCGTTTCGCCGTGGCGTGATCCTCGGATGTTCGATACGCCCACCACAGTTCGGGGTCGACGGTCCGGCATGTCGCCGCGATCATCTGGTCGAGGTCGCCGGCGGTGAGTCCAAGGACTCGGCGCGGGCCGACCGGCTCGGCGCTGTGCTTCACGCAGTCGACGCACATCATTCGACTACCGCGCCGCGCCTGCGCGCCTTCGGGGTGCGCGGACAACCCGCGATCACAGCGAATGCACCTCGGCATGAGCGGATCACCCGCGGGCATGTAGTGGCCCACTACGCCACCCCCGCCCGATAATCGGGGTCCCACTCGTCGAGGTCCCACTCGCCCGCCGGGTCGCCCGGCTCGGGATAGTCGACCTCGTCGTCGACGATGTCGAGGTATTCCTCGAACTCGGCGCCGCGGTCGGCGATCGCCTGCGCGCCGAGCAGGCCGAGCACGACGACGAGCGCAGCGGCGACGACGAGAACCTGCGCGGCGTGCGCGAGCGGGCTCACTGCCCCGCCGCCGTTCCGGCGAGCCGGGTCACAGCCTCGGCGAGCAGGCCGGCGAGCACCTCGGGGCAATACTGCTGGCGTGCGACCATCGACACCACGTCGTAGTGCTTGAGCGAGTTCGCGCCGTTGCCGCATCGGCACGCGGCGGTACCCGCGATCAGGTTGTCGAGAACGCCCGCGACCGCTTTCCGCGAGTGCTCGACGACTTCCCAGCTCTCGCCGGTCATGGTCGGTCCGGTTGGCCTGCTCATGATGCGTTCTCCGTTCGGGTGATGGATGCGCGCAGCGCGGCGCGGGATCGCCGGCCGTGGTGGATGCGGCGCCGTAGCCGCGATGTCGTGTACTCGTGCCGGGCCTGCGTGGTGTCGGCCTCGGCGCGCAAGCGGGCGATTTCCTCGACGTGCCGCGCGCGCTCCTGCTCGGCCAGTGCCGCGCGCAGCACGGCGGCGGCGAGCAGTTGCGCGAGGTTCTCGGCCGCGCGGCGGTCGGAGTGGTCGAATCCGCGTTCGTCCATGCCGCCGCCACTGCTCAGACGCAGGCTCGCGGCCAGCGCGGCGAAGTCGGCCGCTGTCGCGCGGCGTTCGGTCGACGGGGCCTCGGCGACGACGAGGGCGTCGACCGCCTCGCGGGTCGCGACGTAGATACGGGCCAGGTCGAGGTCGTACCCGGCCGATTTCAGGTCGTGCGCCATTCCGGCCGCGCAGGTGGCGAGGATGATCGGCCCGCCCGCGGGGTCGGGAACGAAACAGCGCTGGTCGCAGTAGCGGCAATACGGCCCCATCACTGGCCGCCCGTCTCGGGGCGAAGGGTGTACTTCGGGCACCGGCCGCCGTGTGAGTCGCGGGGCGCTCCGCAGAATCGACACGGGCCGGATTTGTCGCCGCCGTCTGGTCGGCCGCAGTAGCCGGTCGACCCGAACGGCCCGCCCTCGAATACCTCGGTGGCTTGCCGTCCGCAGGTGCACAACTCGCCGGGCTCGGCGCTGCGAATGGTCGTCTCGCTCATCGCGCACCGCCCATCCGCAGCGCGTAGTCGAGTTCGTGCAGGGGACGGCCGCGGTCGACCTCATCAGGCGGGTCGACGAGTTCGAGCAGCGAGAGCGGGACCGTGGGCGTCGGGTCGACGCCGACAGCCTCGGCCGCGATCGGCCGGTCGTCGGCGGCGTCGCGTTCGGCGGCGAGCTCGGCGGCGAGCGTCGCGACGGTGACGGCCGCGGTCATGCCGAGCGAGTGTTTCGGCCGGCGACCGAATCGCCGGTCGACATTGGGAACGTGCCACTGCATCGGTAGCATCTCCTCTGGTCCTTGGATGTGGGATCACTTGCCCCGGTCGAGTTGCAGTCGGTCGGGGCGTCCCCCTGTTCGGGGGCGTTCGGGGGGCGCAGCACCGCGGCGGCCGCGTGCGCGATTTCACGGATGGCGCGGGGCGCGAGCATCCGGCCGGACACCCAGCCCGAGGCGTCGATCGCCTCGCACAGCCGGTGCCACGTATCGGGGTCGACTCCGGGCGGCGGGTCGCCGAGCGCGTCGTCGAGGCGGCGCTGCTGCGCTCGCTCGGCGGCCTGCTCGTAGACCTCGACCCAGCTCATCTCGCGGGCCTCCTGTCTGGTCGTGGTGGTGGTTGGTGCGGGGCCGACCGAGTTCGGGTGTGAGGGGGTGCACCCGGCGGTCCGTCGGTCGGTCCCGCCGCCCCGCGGCGGCGTTCGGCGCGCCGCCGCGGGAAGTCAGGCCGCGTCTTTCTTGCGGCGTTTCATCCGGGCGGCGGCGCGCGGGCTCAGTCCGGCGTCGGCGGGAGTGGTTTCGGTACGCGCGCTCGATGCGGCGGCGGGTCGGCGTGCGGCGAGGTCGGCGAGCTTTCGCTGCCCGGCCTCGCGCATCTGCTCGACGAGCACGGCCATGTCCGCGCGGGTCATGCGCCAGTGCTGCCCGGCCAGAACGGCGGGGGTCTCGCCGCTCGTGATGCGGCGGCTCAGCCAATCGACCGACGGGGCGCCGGTCATCTCGCATACCGCGTCAAGGGCGAACGTCTCGTATTCGGTCGTGGTCGTCATCGCTCGGCACCCTTCCGGCTAACTTCCGCTGCGGCGCTGTCCTTTTCGGTGTCGGCGCGGGCGGCCATGGAGTCGATTGCGGCGCGGATGTCGGCGGCCGACATCGTCCACTTGACGCCGGATTTCCGGCCCGACAGGCGACCGTCGCGGAGACGTTTGGTCAGCCAGTCCTCAGTTACGTGCAGGCGCTCGGCGACCTCGGGCAGCGTGTAGAGGCGCAGCTCGTCGACGGTGGTCATCGGCGTTTTTCCGCGATCGTGTCGAACAGCTCGCCGACCGTGAGCCCGAGCGCCGTCACGATGCGCGAGAGCTCGGCGGCGGTGAACGAGGTTCGAGCGTGGATACGGCGCTGCCATGTCGAGGGCGAGAACCGCGCCGCGCGGGCGACGGCCGCCTCGGACCGGTCAGCCTTCGCGATGACTTCCCGTACCGCTGCCGCGGTCGCCGTGTCGATTGGGAACATACGGTTCACAGTAGGGAAGAATTCTACCTATGGCAACACCAAGAGTTCCCAGTGTGTCACCGCGCAGGCACCATAGGGCAACCGTGAGGCGTCCGTGTCGTCCTCTGCGTGCCACTTGCCCTACGGTCAAATTTGACCCTTAATAGGTCACTATGGACACACCTAGCGAGCCCGTCGCCCGACCGGACGACGCAGACGAGGCGGCCCGTCGAATGGACGAGGCCGCGGCCCGGCTCGACCGGTGTCTCGGCGAGGCAGTGCGCATCCAGCGCGTGACGCAGCGGCTATCGCAGGCCGACCTCGCCAAGATGGTGCGCGTCAGCACGAAAACGATGGGCATGTTCGAGCGCGGACAGAACTCGATGTCGATGCGCAAGCTGCTTGAGGTCGCGACAGCGCTCGGCGTCGAGCTGGGCGACCTCGTGCAGCACGCGACGGCCCTACAGGCCGAAGGGTTCGGGGAGTAACTCGCCGCAAACCTCGGCAGGGTCGGCGCCGAGGTGGGAAACCTCGAGGATGAACCTCGCGGCGTCCATCTGCCAGGCTCGCGCGATCAGCGCCGCCAACTCGTCCGAGTCTTTGCGTCCCACCTGCTGCCCCATTCCGCACCCTCGATTGCCTCGTCACGCCCTCCACCGATCACGAGCCCCCGACTGCTCGCTCGAACACCTGTTCGATACTACCGGGCGCGGGGTGCCGCGGGCTGATGTAGCGGTGTGTCCCCCTCCCCGATTCGTAGGACGATGGGGTAACGCGATCGTAGCCAGGAACATAGAACCGGTATGCCCGATTTGCAATATCTCGGAATTGTTACCAATTAAAAGGATCAACCACAGAAACCCGGGGCGCGCAATACCTTGCGCGCCCCGGGTTTTCGTGTCTTGTCCTACGCCGTCAACCTCGGTCGACGGTCGCCGAGCGTGTGCGCGGCGAGTGCGCGCGCTATCTCGGCATCGGCCACGGCCGCGACCGCGGCCACCTCGCGGTCGAACTCATGCCGCATCCGCGAGACCGTCTCGGCCGCTTCGGTTCTCACCTCGGCGACCTCCTCGACGGCGAGGTCGCGCAACGCGAGCGCCGCGTCGCGCTCGCGTCGCGCAGCGTGTGCGCCTGTCTCTGCGCGGTGCCGGGCGCGCTCGGCCTCGACGACGAGCGCCCGTGCCCGCTCGAGCTCGGCGACGAGGCGCCCGGCGTCGGTCTGCCCGGCCGCGGCCTCGGCCTCGGCCTCGGCGGCGTGGCGCCGCGCGGCGCGGTGTGCGTTGACCGGGTTGTGCGATGGATCGGCACAGTAGGCGGCCGGCCGGCCGGGCCCGGTGCGCGGCGGAATTTCCTTGCCGCACACGGAATCCGGGCCGGTCGGAAACCGGCACTCACCTGCGGAGAATTTCATTTCATTGCACCCGTCATGAAATGGAATCGCCGCTACGCCGCGTCGGCGAGCAGGTCGCCGGCCTCGTGCTGGGCGACATGGTCGACCGCGGCGTCGTACGTGGGGAACACGGCCGATTGCACCTCGCCGTCGGCGTCCATCCAGACCGCCTCGAACCCACCGGCGACGCGCTCGATTTCGCCGAGCTTGCCGAGCTGCACGTCGCGGCGCCGTCGGGCCTGCTCGAGGTCGACCACGCGGCTACGCAGGCGAGGCAGGCGACCGGCGACGGTCTGCGCGCTCGCGGCGCTCGCGGCGTTCGAGTTGTGTCCGTACCGTCGGTCGGTCATCGTGATCGACGAGTGCCCGGCGTCGCGCGACACGACCCAGATCGGCTCGCCGTCCTGTAGACGCCACGAGATGCCGGTGTGCCGTGTGCAATACGGCGTGAGCCGCTTCGCCGTGAGGCGCTCGACGATGTGCCCGTACCGCTTGCGCAGCGTGTCGAAACTCAACCCCTCCCATCCGGCCGCGCCGGTGAACGGCGTCCGGTCGTTTGCTGCCAGCGCGGCGAGGCGTTCCAGCGCCGGGGCCCACCCTTGTTGCCAGAACCGGACCGAGGTCACCGGGAGACCGCTCGGCGTGACGAACAGGTACTCGTGTGCCGGGCGGTCGAGGTCTAGCCGGGCGACCGTCTCGAGCGGTACGAACGTCACGCGCACGCCGCGCTCGGTCTTCGGGTCGCCGAGCTTCATTCGACCGTTGGCCCACTTCCACGCCTTGGTAATCGAGACCGCGCCCGTCTCGCGGACGATGTCGCCGACGGTGAGCGCCCCCTGTTCGCCGGGGCGGCACATCGACATAACGCCGAACTCGAACCACGGGCGCCAGAACGGGGCGAGCAGTTCCTCGAGCAGCTCGAACTCGAGCTCGTCGAGGTGGTCGACCTCGCGCGCGGATTGCTTCGGCAGTTTCGTGTCGGCGCACGGGTTCCACGGGATGAGCGGCGTCGGCCTCTTCCGGGTCGCGGCGCCCATGGCGGCGGCGAGTAGGCCGTGCTTGTTGCGGATGGTCTTCGCGCCGTTGCCGAACTCCTCCTCGAGCCACTCGACCCACGCGGCATCGAGCTCGGGCGTCATCGCGTCGACGGGCAAGTGCTCGCCGAAGAACGGCACCATATCGCGGTCAATCATCCGGCGGTACTTCCGCTTGGTCTCGTCGTCCACGCTCTTGCCGAGGCTGTCGACGTAGCGGTGAAGCCAGACTTTCAGCATGACGACATCGGGCTCGGCGGCGAGCTGGGCGGCGAGGACGCGCTCGGCCTCGACGGGGCCGACACGGTCGAGCAGTTTCGCCCACCGGATCGCGGCGCGGTGGTCGTCGAACGATTGGGAGGTCTGAACCGGCTTGCTGTGGCCGGGCCGGGAGATGCGGTAGCGAACCTGCGAGTAGGTGCTGCCGTTGCTACGTACGCGAATGCGGGGAGTGGTCGCCAT